GGTAACTACTCTGGTAATGTCGGCACCTATGCTGTCAAAATAGGTGATCCAGATTTCTCTACCGCAATACCTGCGGGTACAGCGCATGGAGTTAGAATTTTACTTCAGGGTTTTGCGGTTGATCTGGGAACGATAAAACTAGACAGCATTAGTAATGTTGTCATTGACCAAGTTTACTTTGAAGCGCCTTCAGGCGACTACTGTATTGAGCTAGGCACGGCATCTCAGGATGGATATGTAAGCTTAGTAGATGTACGTTCCTGTCACTTCAGAACAGCTAATTTTGCTGTTTATTGTAACGCAGCAGTTCGTGATTTAAATGTAGAACCTTGTACCTACTCAGCTATCCAATACTCAGCTTTATATTGTGTTAGTGACCTATATAGACGTTCATACAAACCGGGGTATCAGGCTGGCTCATTTGGTCTAGGTCAAGAGTTCCACTATGGGACCCGTGCATTATCCGCTGTTAATTTTTCAACACTTAAAGATGAGGTAAATGGGATTAATTGGGGTGTACAGGTAGCTAATCCCAATGTAGGTAGATTGATAACAGGTGGTGTGCGTATTGGAAATTATAATATTAGATACGCTCATGCAGGTTCAAGCACTCTTGAAATGGCATACGATTCTCCAGCAACTGGTATAAGTGGCTCTTTGTCGGGGACAATATTTACATTTACAACGGCCTCTGACTCAGCTTCTTTTAACTCTGGAGATGCACTTACATTCTCTCTTGGGGGTTCTGCAAAAGTTCGTAATGTTGATTATGTTGCGGGTACTATGACAATAATGATTACATCAGGAACTTCTAATGGTGCGCAGACGGTATCTCAATCTTCAACATATTTAATATCAACAGCTACAGGTACAGCGGCCCCAACCACTGGATCATGGATTAGAGGGAGTAGGGTTGAAAATGCCTTAGCCTCCGTTGGAAGTCCTAAAGCTTGGGTATGTACGGTGTCAGGTACTCCGGGTACTTGGGTATCTGAAGGTAATTTATGATCCCCTCAGACAAGCTCCTCCACTTCTTTTCGGGCGGCTTCTTAGCTGCCCTGCTTCTACCCTTCGGGTTTGAGTCGGCTTTGCTGGGTGTAGCAGCGGCAGGGATAGGTAAGGAAGTGTACGACTTAGTGAGCGGTAAGGGTACACCTGAACTAGCCGATGCCCTCGCGACTATAGTAGGCGGTAGCATTGTGGTGATTTGGACAGTGAGTTTTATATGACCGGTATCGTCTTCTACTCAGATCGATTAGTACCTGAAGGTTTCGCTGGATGTACTCGCGCCATCTTTATATTCATTCGACCCCAATATAAAGATGATGCTGGCCTCCATGCTCATGAGCGTGTTCATGTCAGGCAGTACCTGCGCTCATTCGGTCTTATGCCATTCTTCTACCTGTTTAGTGAGAAGTATCGGTACAAGGCAGAAGTCGAAGCGTATCGTCGTCAGCTACAGGTGTCGCCAGGTCGCGCTGAACAATACGCCACTTTCATTACGACAAAATACAATCTCAATGTATCCTATGATGAAGCATTGGCTGATTTAGAAAGGTAGGAATATGCAGGTACCAATATTAAGCGGAGTATACACCGACAGCGATGCTCACTTTAGAGCGAATTACCCTGTCAACATGGTCCCTGTACCGATGATGTCTGGTATCAGCAACTCCTACCTGCGACCAGGTGATGGTATCGTACAGACAACCACCGGCCAGGGTACTGATCGTGGTGGTATCAATTGGGAAGGTGTGCATTATCGCGTCAGTGGTACAAAGCTCATCTCGATCGATGCTAACGATGTGGTGACGGTGCTGGGTGATGTGGGTGGTACCGACCAGGTGTCACTCGACTACTCATTCGACCGTCTGGCGATCGCATCGAACGGGAACCTGTTCTACTGGGACGGATCAACACTCACTCAGGTGACTGACCCTGACCTGGGTACGGTCGTAGACATGATCTGGATCGATGGTTACTTCATGACCACTGACGGTGATTTTCTGGTGGTCACTGAGCTGTCTGATCCCCTGTCTGTGAACCCACTGAAGTATGGTTCATCTGAAGTGGACCCAGACCCTATTCTGGCGATCAAAGAGATCCGCAACGAAGTGTACGCGATCAACCGATACTCGATCGAAGTGTTCGACAATATCGGGGGTGAGCTGTTCCCCTTCCAGCGTATCGATGGTGCGCAGATCCCTAAAGGTGCTATTGGTACCCATGCGTGTTGCGTGTTCATGGACTCAATCGCATTCATCGGCTCTGGTCGCAATGAGCAGCCCAGTATTTACATGGGCGCTGGTGGTCAGACTGCGAAGATCAGCACCCAAGAGATCGACCGGCTACTGCTCGATTACACCGAAGCTGAGTTATCTACCGCACTGCTAGAGTCGCGCAATCTACAGTCTCAGAAGCTGCTCTATGTGCATCTCCCTGATCGCACCCTAGTCTATGATGCCGGTGCGTCACAGTCGCTCCAGGCACCTGTCTGGTTCACTCTGACGACTGCCACTGCAGGTTTCTCCCAGTATCGCGCTCGCAACCTTGTGTGGGCGTATGATCGCTGGAACGTGGCTGATCCTCAGTCTACTGCGATCGGTACGTTCGATGAGACCATCAGCAGCCATTGGGGTGTCGATGTGCGCTGGGAGTTCGGTACGATAATTATGTACAACAACACGACTGGCGCTGTGTTCCACAACCTGGAGCTGGTCGGCCTGACTGGTCATGTGACTGCTGAGACGCAGATCAGCACCTCTCACTCGAATGATGGTGTGACCTATACAGCCGATGTCAGCATCGATGCCGGTGCGCCAGGTGAGTACGCCAAGCGATTGTGCTGGCGCAGGCAGGGTAAGATGCGCAATTGGCGCATACAGCGATTCACTGGTACCAGCGCAGCCCACATATCGTTCGCTGGTCTCGATGCTCGTATTGAGCCACTGGTGTTCTGATGGCTAATCCAAGACCCCTTACTCGCGCTGAGTTAGAGGAGTTTCTCCCTAATCAGCGAGCTGTTCGCGCGTTCGAGCAGCTATTCGATCTTATCCCTGGTGAGCTAATTGAGCTGCTGGATGCTATCAATGATACGACAGTCATCGCAGGTACTGCAGACGGTAAGGCTAATGAAGCATTGGCGGTACTGACTCGCATCGCTGATTCACTGGATGTGCTGGCAAGCGCACCTATTGATCAGCGCGATACGTTCCTGAAAGGCGACTATGTAGACTTCCCGATCAACGGTCCACACATTCAGCGCGAGCGCAGATTACAGTGGAACGATGATGACGGTACCCTGGATGTCGGTCTGTATAATGGATCGGTACTGCAGGTCGGTCAGGAGATGATGTACTACGCCAAGAACACCTCTGGCGCTCAGATCGATAATGGCACCCCCTGTATGTTCACCGGCACTGTCGGTGCGTCAGGTAAGCTCGAATTTGGTAAGGCTGTCGCTGACGGTAGTTTCCCATCGAGCTACATGATGGGTGTGGCTACTCAGGATATCGCCAATAACGACTTTGGCTATGTGACCAGCTTCGGTATCGTGCGCCAGGTGAACACGACCGGCTCACCTTACAGTGAGACCTGGAACGATGGCGATCTGCTCTACTTCGATCCTGCCACTGCTGGCACTTGGACCAAGACGCAGCCATCAGCACCGAACCTGCACAACCCTGTGGGTGTTGTTATCAACGCAGCGACCAACGGTACTATCTTCGTTCGCATGAGCATAAACGAGTCCCTGGATGGCTTGCAGAACGTCGAGATCTCATCTGTGGCCAATAACGACTTCTTGGTCTACAACTCAGGGAATAGTCGCTGGGAGAACGAGAGTGCGGCCACTGCGCGTAGCAGTCTAGGTTTAGGTTCGATGGCATTAGAGAGCACTGGCGCGTCTGGTTCGTTCACAACCACCGATGGCAAGACGGTGACCGTCTCTAACGGTGTTATCACAAGTATTGTTTAAGGAGTCATCATGGCCATCACAATC